CCAATAACTAGCTTTATTTCACCTGTTGTAACAAAATCAACAGTGCAGGACACTACGCCGCCCGCCTCAACGCTAATGCCAGTAGAAGTCGTAACCCCAGTTGTTTGGTAAAAAATATTTGGAACGTCTGGATCAACCTCTTTGTCGGTCAAGTACAAAGCAATATCAAACGCGCAACCAAGGTCTAAACGCTGGATAATTTGAAGCATAAGCATGGGAGCTTCTACTTCTCCCTTTGCTTCGTAGTCAAAAATACATTCAATTCGACCGCTGCCACTAATTAATCCTGCGCTGTGCTGTTGTTTGTACTTATCTGAAAGAACTGTTAGGTCAACTGAATCGCGAGAAGTGTTAAATTCGTAACGCGATACGTTGCCAAGAAGATTAAATTTAGAATCTCGTACGGCAATACTTGTTTCGAGAGGATCGCCAGTAAACGTTTGCAGGGCAATTTCGTTGGATCTATTATTATTTATTGAGTCTTCAAAACTAGAAAACAGTCTTAGTCCACCGGCTTGGTTAACGTTGACATAAGCGCTAAAAGTGTCTTCAATCGCGCCACCGCTCCAATTTGCCACCGGAATAAAAGCAAGCCCTCGACTGTCTGTTGTGGATATGTCAACACGATCTCCGGTAATTATGTTGTCAATGGCATTATCAACACCGACACGGTTTAAAACTGTGTTGATGTCGTCTGGCCCTATAGAGGCTTGAATGCTTCCAAGAAAAGCATCAGTGCCTCGGCGCAGCCGAACGTTGCCATAATTGCCGAGGTAAAAAGCCACTAGATTTAACTAATAACAGTGCTAAATGGACCGTCAACTGTAAAGTTGAAAGGCACAACCGCTAACTCGCCAGAGCTTACAGAAACAGTTGCAGAAGTAATGTAAGCGTTGCATATAATTTGATTACCGACTGCTTGGTCTACTTTTAAAGTAAGCGACACCGTTCCGCTAGATCCTGAACCTGTTGTTAGTATCTTGCTAAGCAACGCTCTAAAATCTGTAGTAGCGTTGCCCCCTTGATAATACAATAAGGTTGCACTGCCTGTAGCGCCTTTGACACCTGGAACAAAAGTATTTACCCCGCTGTCGATAGTGTTGGTGCTTAACAACTCAACCGTTGTCTCTAAAGACCAGTCACGAACTTTTTCTACGGTTGAAGTACCCACTGCAATTGAGCCATTACGCCCCGTGTAAAAAGTCATCACGCTGTAGGAACATTGCCACCATCTTAGCTCACCTCAAACTTGCTGCTACGGAAGTCAGCAATTTCCGCCCGCGTTCCACCAGCCTCCTCAAAGCACGGGTACTCAATTGCTTTCACGCTTAGTTCTCCCCCTTCTTCAAGCGCAAGCTCAGTAACCCTAAAGACACGTTTGTTTGGCTTGGTTTCGCCCATTACAAACATCCAGCCTTCATACTGCTCCGTTCCGGTAAACGTAGCTGTGCTTCTTCCGTCATCAGAAGTTGTAACAGCAACGTTGCTTTCACTTGCTACTGTTCCGGTTGAAGGCTGATACAACAAGAAATTAAATTTTTCTGGACCAACATCCTGCACTCCTTCTTCGTTAACAGAAGCCAGTGGTGCATTTAACGCTCCACCTGCCATTACAATCCCTGACGAATAATGGTCCCAAGCTTTTAAGCCTACGTCTACATAGATAAAAGTTCCTGGCTCTAACCCTGCTTCAGAAGGGAAAGTTTGAAACTCAATACCTTTGCGTATGTGATGACGCTGGTTGCAAAGTAACTTGCCGAACATAATTGCTTGTTCTTTTTGGGTAACAAATTCGCTTAAATCAAACGTTTCTCTAATTCCTGCTTCGTCTGCCACGCCCTTTAGCTTTACATTTACACTTCTTTTTTGGCTAAACATTTCGTTTTCGTTGTAATCCCTGTAAATTACAGAAGCAATTAAATCGTCAGTGTTTGTGCCGTAGTTTAAAAATTCTTCTTTGTAAGAACCTTCCAAAATATTTCCAGTCGTAAACAATGCTGCAATTGCTACTGCTGTTGGACGACCTTCACTGTCGGCGGCAACTCCCTCGTCGTCGCATGGGACAGCAGGAACAAGAGTGTCTTTACCATTCTTCCGCGCCAACTCCAGCAGACTAAAAGGTGCTGCGTTTATCCAAAATTCGCGCCATGAACCGGCATCAGCAATAATTCCATCCATAAACAAGTTAATTGCTTCTACGTCATCCGCCTGTCTAGGCAAATTGTTATGAATACAAAAATCTTTGGCTAGCTGAAGGCTGACAGTATCAATGTTTGCGCGAGTAATATACTTGCCTACCCCATTTGTTGGGTCTAACAATGTGTCCACAAAAATGTCTGGAGCGTAACTACTAGAGGCCGTAGCGTTGCTTGGTGACTCAACGGTTCGACAAAGTTTTCCATGCGTCACCAGTGCGGTTACGCTTCGCAGACTTTCAATGCCTCTTCCTGCAAAAATACCTAGCGACATCATCGTTATGTCGCTGTATTTATTTTTATAACTTAAATCTGCCTGCTGCTCTGTAACAGCCGTTAACGTAATTTCGGGACCAGATTCAAAACTAAACTGAACTTGCGTGTCTGAGTTGACAGAAAACATATCCCATTCATTGGTTAACGCCGGCCCACGTTCTTTTTCAGCTGGAAATTGTGTATTTGGATTTTTGGCGACAGTTTTGCCAAACCATGAAAAGACCGCTCCAGATTCCGTTATTTCTGCAGTATTTAGTGTGTTTTCGATTATCGCGTACTTACTAAACGGCCTAACTTCGTTTTCTGCTCGCAAGTCAAAGGCCGGTTCAAATTTAAATTGCCATTTACTTTGTGTGTCGCTATAAAAATTTAACTGTGTATAAAAATCAGCCTCACTTCCGCGCCTAATAGCAAACAAAGTAGGTACTACAATAAAGCTTTTATCAGTATCTTTTTTAAAGAAAACGCGAAAAAATGCCATCCTGCTTTTTACTCCATTATCTGATGCGCTATATTCCTCTACCTTTTGATCACTATATTTCTTTTGACGGCCTGAAATGCGGCGAAACAAACGAGATTTCAAAGAAAATTTAACTGAATTGCATCGATTAAGAGTGTCGTACGATGCAGTCTCGACCTTGGTCAAGCACTTTAAGAAAAAATTGTTATCTAATCCTTCAACGTAAGATTCCCAATCGCCAAGAATATTGTCTATATTTATCAAGGCATTTGTTTTCTCTTGGATTAACTGCTCATATGCTGCGCCAATAGCAAGCGCACCGTCAGAGTCTGGAATATTTTCGCCAGGCGGGATACCTTCCCTTCTTTCTTTTAAGGTTTTAATATCATTTTTAATGATCCGACGTGCTTGCTTCTTCTGCAGATTTAACAATTTTGTTACTCGCTCATTAATTTGTTCTCGCAAATCATTAATTTGTTCGTCTTGACCGCCAATACGAGAGTCAATGTAATCGTAAATCTGAAGCTCGCTATCTCTGTTTAAAACTTTATTTTTGCCTGTTCGATTCTCACCTGTTTGATTCTCTCTTTTTGCTTCGTTAGTAATTTCAGTGTAAAACTGATTAAGGGTGTCAGACTCTGAAGTGCTTTCGTCTTTTAACTGTATTGACGTTTTTAGGCTGTCGCGAAGACTAATTAAGTCTGGGTCAGACGGGAAGAATTTAGGATTTTTTGTATTTGATTTTTTTTGTTCAACGCCCGTAAACCAAAAATAATAGTTTGTACCGTTTTCGCTAACGTAATGCAGGTTGTACGGCACTCTACTGCCCACGTTTAAAGAGAAAAAGCCTAAATAACTTTCGTTGTACCCTATGTGTATATCGCCTGCCGCAACCTGGTGAAAATTAACTTTTGAATTTGGATCTTTACCTGCGGGCACGTCGCCAACACTTTCTTGGTATTTTCCAGGGTCTAAGTCGTAACCGCCAGAGTCAATGTCACTCATCAATAGCTGCAATTCATCAACACGATCAGCTAAAGCATTTCGCGCTTCTTTACCGTTGATAACGGGCGGTTTAGCAAGGTCTTTTTTCGATCTTATTTCAGTAAACGCGATAGACCCTTTTCGAGGAATTTTTTCAGTGTTTCTCCCGGTAAAAGGATTTGACCATGAGACTAATTGTGTGCCTTTGAATGAAATATTTATACCAAGCTCATTGTCGATTACCTCTATATTTTCTGATCTAGGCAGTGTTGATTCATCTTCTACACCTTCTGCATTTGTTGCGGGATCATTGCGTAAAATTTCCTGCGCGTCTTCAAGCTTTTCTTTCGTATCAGATGCCTTAGTTCTAGGCTCTTCGCGGTCATAATCAGCAGTTGGTACAGCACCCTCCTTAATACATGTAAAAACAGGAAAAACTTCGGCTTGCTCAATGTCAGTACTATTTTCATCGTAACCAGTTAGTCTAAATTTTGCAGTACCCAACATATAATTGCTGCCAAAATCTAATGCTTCTAACGCTTGCCGTCGAAGGTCTAAAGCCGCGCCACGTGCATCTTTGTCGCCGTTAGTGCTACCAGCGTCATTAAACCTTAATACGATTGTTTGGTTTACGCTAAAAGTAGCGTTTTGAACAGTTCTGCCTTTCCAAACAGAATTGTTACCACGATTAGGCATCGTGATTTCTATAGGTGCTCTTTTCTCTCTGCCTTTATCGTTTCGTGTCTTAACGTCAACGTTGATTGGAATTGCATCAAAAACACCAAGACTTGTCGATGTTGTCGGTGTATAAGCCTGGCTAAAACCAAGCTTTTTTTCACCATTTTCACCGTATTTAACTACTAAGCAAGAAGGCCTTTCATTGCCGGGTTTAAGAGCGGTGGGGAAAAAAGAAGAATACGTTTCAAACGATAAATCTTTGCCACCTATTTCGGTTTGCATTTCACCAAAAAGCGGGACCCCCGAAGCGCCACTTTCTTTTCCAAATATAAAAACTGTTCTACTGTTTAAATCTTTTAACGGCAACTGACCAAACGCTGTTTTTGCGTAATCTATCTCTTTAATTTTAGACGCTCCAAGCGCTACTGTTAGCTGCATGAATTGCGTCGAGCCAAAATTTTCAATGGCGGACCAGACCAAAGATCCCGCTACGCGAACATTGCCTTTTTCGTTTTGGTTTGTATAAACCAAATTGACTGGATCGCCGTAAGAAGCAAGCTCTTGCGTACTGTTGAAACCAAAACTTGGAGCAAACCTTTGCTGCCTGTTTCTTCGATCTCTTCCTGGGACCTCTGGTTTAGGTGCTAGAAGTGCTGCACCAACTTGGAATAAAATTCCAATAATTGTCAGTACAAGAGCAATAGTGCCAGGATCTTGGGCCCTAACATCAAGCGCTGTACCAATCTTTGGATCCTTATAGTCCTGCTGGATCGCAACAAAATTTAGGTACTCTTCTTTTGTCACACCTAGCGCTTCGATCAGCTGGTGCTCGTAGGGGAGAAGCTTACGCATCAGTCAATCCAGAAGTAGTAAGCAGACACATGCGGCACTGGAATGCGGATGACCCGTTTGCCAGGTGCAATTAAGATGACGCTGCCATCAACAACGCTGCCCAAGGCTGGGTTTGTTGGATCAGCCAGCAAAGCTACCGCTCCATGTTCCGGTAGTGTAAGTCGTCTTCCAGTCTGAAGTAACCACTTCGCAAGACGAATTGGTTTGAACGTATCTTGCGTG